GACGCCTATGATGAACACATGATGCAGTTGTCTGCTTATCGTGTCGGGCTGGGTATGCCAGACGCCCGATGCGCGAACATCTTCGTGTCACGCAATGTGCCCGGCCTCGTCAAGATTATTGAATGGGATCAGGCAGACCTTGCTCGTGGCTGGCAGATGTTCCATGCGCTGTTGACCTTCTGGCAAACCAAAAATCAACACAAATGATCATGGAAAAAATTGAAGCCTTTAAGACAAGCGACGGGTCGCTTTTTGACGACAAACTCAAGGCCGAGCGCCACGAGTTGTTCCTGAAGAAGGACATGATCGTCGAAGAGTTTCTCGACAGCGATCTGAACCCGTACACCGGGCCACAGCGCGTGATCGCTCGAAACACAATCATCAACTGGGAACTATGGAAAGTAAAAAATGCTGAATGAAGAACTGATCAAGCAAATATTTTTTCAAAGCGACCGCCCGCGCAAGGACGCTCTGTTGGCCGACGAGGTTGACATCGTCCAGTTTGCCGAGAATGTAATTGCCGTGGCCCGCCTTGAAATTGCCAAGCAAGAACACGCTCGTTGTGTTGCAATGGTGAGAGATATGAACCGCGTAGTAGGCGATACATTGGAAAACTACCCACCGAGGTGACCTATGTCAGTCTTGCACCAAGCCATGAAAACGACCTCCGCAGGTGAGTTCGAAATTGATATGCACATCATCAGACAGATGGCTGTTGCATTCGATGAAGGGGTTCACAGCGAGGAGACCATCATCGCAAAGTTCATCGTGGCCGCGTATGAGACTGGTTTTGATCGCGGCATTCAAGAGTCAGAGAAGCGGAGTATGCAGACAGCCATGCTCCTCGCTTGCACCGCAGGAAACGCATAAAAAAAGCCCCCCGTGAGGGGGGCTAAGAAGGAGAGCGGCAACTGCTCCTTGCAAAGAAACTCTTTACTGTGGTGCCTTCTCAGGCTCCGCCCATGCACCGCGCTTGCGGAAGTAGTCATGGGCAATCATGACTGGAATCATCGCCAGACCACCGACCGTACCAACACCCTTCGCGGCCAGACCCACTGGGCCAACCGGAGGAGCCATCGATGCAGTCGCCAGTGCGGCTTCAATAGTCGCCAGCACGCTACCGGAATAGTCACCAGCCTGATACCTTTTCACGGCTTCGTCAACTGATAACCCTGCACCAAGACCCCCGGCCACATTCGCCAGCACGGGCGCCTTGGCGGCGTACTTACCAGCCTTCTGTATGTTGGACAGGCCAGACTTTTGGGCGCGGTCTGCCGCCGCTTGTGCAACGGCTACGGCATCTTCTGCCCGCGCCACATTCTGGGTCGCACGCTGGGTGGTTTGTTGCTCTGCACGACGAGCCTGATCCACGGCTCTACGCTTCTGGCTGGCCTCGATGCTGGCACGCTTTTGCTCTGCCTTGACTCTTTCGAGTTCGGCGTCTGCGGCGGCTCTCTCGGTGGCTGTACGGGCATCGGCTTGACGCTGGGCCAACTCATCCTCATAGACCGCGCTGGCAGGCACTTGAATGCCTCCCTTGGTCGTGGTCATGCCGGGCGCTTCGGCCAGCACATTCTTGTCGGTTAAAACGCCCTTACGGCGCAATTCGTCCTGTACCCGGGCCAACTCCTCACGGCGGGCCGCTTCGGCGGCTGTACGCTCGTTAAAGCCCATGCGCTGACGGCCAGTGGTTCCTGCCTCATCCACGGTGCCCAACTGGACACGCTGATTCTGGGCGTCGGTTGGGATGCCACCACCACCCCCGGGAGGGGTAGCGGCAGGGGCGGCGCCGGGTTTGAATGACGCGGCTTTTGATCTAGCGTCGGCCAAGTCACGCTCGGCCTGCTGTAGAACGCCCTGAGAACGCTGGAATTCGGCCTCTAGATCGGCAATGTTGACTCCGGAAGCCGGAGGGTTCGCCAGACGCTCCTGAGCGATTCTGAAGCGATCCTGCGCCCTTGCGAGACCTTCCTCTGCCGCCGCTGTTGATGGCGGTTTGTAGACATCCGCACCGCGCTCCACAACACCTTTGGCAAGACCTACAGCCGCACCAATGGTCGGAGCATCTTCGGTAACTCGACTGCGCTCAGGCATATCGCCACCGCCTTGGCTTGCAGACTCAAGGGTCTCAGCCGATGGAGGTTGAACACGATCAAACGGGTTCTCTTGCTCACCCTCTGGACGAACCTTGAGAACCGTTGAGTAAGCGGATCGGATAGCGAGTGGGTAATCTTCGGCAGTCGCATACGAACCCGCGACGCCTTGGTTTAGACCTGTGGTGAACTTGTTTACATCCGAGCCAGCACCAACGGCCTTGGGGTACATACGCTTGATGAAGTCGACATAGTAGTCAGCAAAGACCTCGGGGTCTTCAAACCGCAGGTATGCGTCGTTGGACTTCTCGCGCTTGTCGTATGCCCTCTGGCCTTTGCCGCTTGGGTCTTTGATGTTGCCAAGGTTGTAGGTGCCCGGGATCACAGACTTGCCCCAGCCAGTCTCCTGCCCGAACTGAGCCAAGATGATCTTGGGGTCGACGCCAATTTCAGACCCAATGCGCTCGGCAATCGGGCCGTACTCTTGAACGAATGCGGCGGGGTCTCCGCCTTTTCTTGGCGCAGGCTTCTGATCGGCCATTATTCACCTTCCTTCTTCTTGCGAACGGTGCCATCGACATCGATGTACACGCTACCAACAGGCAACTTCTTGAACGCTTCGTCTGCCTTGCTCTTGATGCGAACTGGGCCTGCTGGCGCTGATGCCGCAGGCGGACGATTGGCTGGAGCCGCAGGTGCGGCAGGTGCGGCAGGCGTCGATGGCTTCGATTCAGCAGGACGCTTACCACCAAACAGGTCGGCGTTGCGCTCTCGAACCTTTTGCAAGGTCGCGTCGTACTGGTTGTCGAGGGTGTCCTTGACATCGGATGCAAGGAAGTCCCCGTAGGAGGCATCTCTGTTTTGGCGCTTGTAGTTGTTCCATGCGCGGAAGAGTTGCTTGTCGTACTCTGCTTTGAGTTCGAGTGCGTGCGACTTGAGAATGATGACTCGCGCAGTATCGGATGGCAATGCGCCCAACTGCGAGAAGAGCAGACCTTCGCTCTCGGTCGTTGCACCTTCGCCCGGGGCACGAGCAACCTTACGGAAGTTCACCGTCAACTCAGCATATTTCTGCATGAACATCTGAAGCGCTTCGCGATCCTGCGGGCTGAGTTTGTAAGTCTCCAACTCACGGGCAGGGAACGCAATCGTGCCACCCGGTGTGGTGATACCTTTTTCAGCCGCACGGAAGATGGCATCCTTGATCGTGGTGTCTTGCAACAACTGGAACGCACGAGGATTGGACGACGCGTAGGTCGTCATATCTTTTGCGATGTTCGTGAGACCACGAGCATTCTGCATATTGTTGCGGATGTTGCTGATCTGAGTCTTTTCTTCCTCGATCTCGGTCTCACCACGCTTCTTACGCAAAGCCTCTTGGGTCTCACGCTCCTGAACGGTCATAGGAGGCTTGTCGGCACCGCCACCAGTGGTTGGAGCCTTGCCTGCGGCAATCTCTTCCTTCGTGGGTTTGATGTTGCCTTCCAGCCAGCCTTGACGACGGAACCAGTTGAATTCGATCTCTGGATCGTCTTTTGCCACGGCCTCTGCGCGAATCTTGTCGTACTCGCGAGAGAGACGCTCGGGCACCTTCTTCGGGCCAATGAAGCGACCGAAGTCGCGCTCGATGATCTTGGTTTGATGTGGCTCGACTTCGAGATACTTTTGCTGTGAACGAGAGAACGGGCCTTCCGGTGTGGAGATGATGTCCTCGCGTTGCATCTTCGCAATGTTTGCAATCTTTTCGCCGTACTCTTTCGAGATGGCGTATGCACGAGTGATGTCGGCGTCAGTGATGAGACGCATCTGATTCGGGGCGCCAGTCTGACCCACGGCGCCAGCAGGAGCGGGTGCGGCAGGTGCGCCACCAGCGGCTGGAGCAGAAGGAGCGCCAGCAGTCGCGGCAGGGCCACCAGCGGGGGCGCCAGCAGGTGCGCCGGGTGCGCCGACTCTTGGTGCGGCCATGGCTTTACCGCCCATGCCAGACAGGCGCAGGAGGTCTTCCATTTCCAAATTCTTGGTGGTGGCAGACAAACCCTTCTCGGCCAACTCAAGTTCGAGTTTTGCCATCGCCTGACGACGAGCAAATTCTTTCTCTGCTTCACTCGACATACCTTCAGCGGCATAACCAAGCGATTCGCCAAACGATCCGGTTTTGGTTGGCTTTAGGAAACCAGCGGCACCAGCCATCATGACCGGGTCAAACGGCAATCCTTTGCGACTATCGAGAGACGACTTCAGTTTTTCAATCTGAGCCATCAGAGCCGCAGACTGTGCGCGACGCTCTTCGAGAGTCTTGGTGAAATAGTCTTCCGCAGTGTCCGGTTGCTCTTGCTCCATACCAGCCGCACGAGCGGCAAGGTTCTCGTTCTTTGGCGGCTGAGGAGGTGCCGCAGGGCCAGCGGCAGGAGCCGCAGGACGAGGAGTAACTGCGTTAAGACCTCCGGTTGGCGGTTGTTGTTGTATTGCCATGTCTTACCCCACTAGGTTGCCATCGGTGTCATAAATGTTGCCGTTGCCGTCGGTGTACGCGATGGGCGTTGCACCTCCGTCCGCATAACCTCCGCGCTTCATACGGCGACCTTTGCCTGCCATTGTTGCGGCCATAGGTTGCTTGCGCAACGCGCCGCCTTTGGCTTTGTGAATCACGCCACCACGGGCCTTGCCCGGCTCGGAACGAAGGAACGCACCCAGACCCTGCAAGAGGCCAGCAATCTGCGCCAGAGGTGCGTTGCTGTAGCCTTCTGAGCCAGTCGTCTGTTGCACGGTTCCGGTCGGCACTTGATAGCCCTGCAAGAGTTTTGCAAAGGCTTGAGTCTGAGCCATTGGATAGTCGAGCATCTTCTGGCCGAGGGCCTGCTCTTGACCGCCGTAGTCAAACAAAGTCTTGAGTCCACCAACACCGAGTTGCTGTTGCTCTTGGCCCAGTGAAGTAAACGAACGGCCAGCATTGAGCGCACGCTCCAAGTCGGTTTGTGCGAACTTGCCTGCTTCGGTGTAGCCCTGTTGTAGAGCGCCGAGTTGCTTACCGACTAGGTCAGACTGAAGGTCACGCAAAGCCTGACCAGTTACCTGAGCCTGACGACGCGAACCGAACTGACCAGTGCCCACAGCCGCACCGCCGAGGTTCGGCAACACATTCTCACGAATGTTGCGCTGTTGCAGACGGGCCATCTCGTTCACCACGGAACTGGTGTACGGGTTCATGTAGTCCGCAACGACATCAGGCATCGTGGTGGCACCAGCCTCGCCAAGCAATTGAGACGCCGCGCCCAGAGAGCCTGATCCAGAGAACGCCACATTGGGCGCCATCTGGAGGGCTTGCTGTTGCAGTGGAGAGAAGCCAGCAATACCACCCTGCGTGACGGCGTTCTGGCCGAGGTTCGCAATATCTTGGAGGTAGTTTGTATAAAACTCTGGAGCGACCTGTTGTTGCTCCGTGGTTTTAGTTAGCGCTGGTAACGGATCACCTTGAAAAAGTCCGGCCATCTCAAATTCCTTTCTTCAGGTACGAGGTCAACGCTTTGGTCTTCGGCGGAATCTTGTCCAACGGAGCAGAGCGCTTGTGTTTGCGAATGTTCTGTCTAAAGTCGTCCAACGCCTTCGCACCTGCTTTGGTCGAACCATTACCAATCTGCGCCACTGTTTCAGCGTCAATCACATACTCACCATCCGCAAGCATAGCGGGAATGTCGTCAGATTGACCATCGCCGGGGCCGTGAACGGCAGAGCCTTTACGGAAGTCCAAGCGGCCTTGAGCCAGCGGAACATTTGACACCGCAGGCAAGCCACCGCGCTTCATTGCAGGAGGCATCTGAACTTGCTGTGGCATCTGCTGTTGAGCAGAAGGCTGTTGAGGCGTGCCCATGGCCGGAGAGTTTGGCAACCCACCAGAGCGCGGCAAGCCACCAGCCTGAGCCATTTGAGGCGCCTGCGTTTGCTGTACTGGGCGAGGATTGGTCAGGTTACTGATTGGGTCTACCGCTTTGCCAAAAGTGTAGTAACCGCCTGCCAAGCCGCCGTCAGCCATGCCTTGAGTTTGCTCAGTGCCTTCTTCGTCAGTTCTTTCAGTTTCTTCATAGCCGTAATCTCCTTCATTTACGGGATTGAATCCCGGTGCGTTGAGGTTGCGATACAACTCGTCGCCATAAATTTCAGGCATTTCGTCTCGTGCGGCGTACTGATCGTAGGTCACATAGTTTGCAGGGCCAACACCAAAGTCGGTGGTGCGGGCCGGGATCACGCCAACCTTGGACATATCGATGCCTTGGTTCTGCGTGCCAGTACCGCCAGAGAACAGGTCGCTGTTCCCTAGAAGAGCGCCAAGCACTGCACCAGCGGCGCCAGCGCCAAGGTAACCAGAGCCAGTGATCTTGTCCATGATGTCGCTTACAGCAGACTTCTGCTCATTTTGACGATTCGTCTCATCAGCAAGTCGACGCGCACGCTGTGCTGGCGTCTCAGTGTTGTAGTAGTCGCGCAGGTCTACACCGCTACCACCGCTGGTCACGCTGTAGTCAGGAGCCTCGGTGGAACCAACAACATTACCGTCGCTGTCGACAGTCAGCGTAGAGCCATCGTCAAAGGTTTGAATGTAAGAGCCATCGTCAAAGTACTGGATGTTTCCGGCAGAGTAGCGGCTGGGATCATCCTCGCTTACAGTGCTGGTATCTTCGGTGTCTTGATCCATTTGACGCTCGGCCATGCTGTCTTCAACGCCGTTTGCGTTGTATTGGTAAACAGCGCCATCAGAGTCGTAAGTGACATAAGAGCCGTCATCGTAATAAACGATGTAAGAGCCATCATCAAAATACTCAACATCATCCGAACCCTCGTATGAGTTTTGAAGCAGGCTTGTATCTGGAGAGCCAGCGCCAAAGTAAGTAGAGGTTGCAGTTGGGCCTGCGCCACCAAAATAGCGCACCTCGCCACCGTCTGGGTTGTAGTAGGTGACAGGGTAGTCCTCTTCGTAGACAACCTCCTCGCCCTCATCGCCACCCTCTTGGAATGCGCGGACTTTGCCGCCGTTGTTCATCAGTGCCACAAGACCTCCTTTTTTACCCCAGTAGTCAGGGTCGCCATAGTCATACTCGTCTTCTGTGTACTCATCTTCGGCGTACTCGTCTTCAGGGTAAGTTATTTCTTCATCGTAATAATATTCATCTTCAGACCCGGCATATGGATCAAAGATCACATTGCCGTCCCAGTCATACTGATAGCCATCGTCATCGGTATAGACATAATCAGAATGATCCGCCTCAGCAATTAAGTTGCCGTAATAATCGTATTGATTGCCGTAGTCATCAGTGTAGATGTAGTCGGCAATTTCTTCATCGGTGTAGTAGTCGTCGGCGGAATAAAGCAGTTCACCAGTAGAGTCGTAAATGTTGCCGTACTCGTCTTCGTAGTAGCCCAATTCCTCCAACTCTTCATCGGTTGCACCTTCTTCAAGAGCAACCTCTTCTTCGCCTTCATACTCTGATTCATCTTCGGCAAAATCAGTTGCATCGGTTGAGTCAACTACATTACCCTCGGCATCAATCGTGACAGTAGAGCCATCGTCATAGGTGTAGACGGTGTTGCCCTCGTCGTCAGTAGCAATATCGGTAGAGTCTTCGGCGTACTCGTCGGTCGCCTCGGTGTACGACACAACATTACCGTCTTCATCTAGAGTTACGGTAGAGCCGTCGTCGTAGGTGTAAGTGGTCGTGCCATCATCGTTGGTAGCGATGTCAGTGCCTTCGGCATCGGTTGAGCCAATAATGTTGCCATCAGCGTCATAAGTGATCGTTGAGCCGTCATCAAAGGTCTCGGTGAATGTCCCGTCTTCGTTCTCGGTGGCATTTGGATTGACGCCAACAGGAAAGCCGGACGCGCCCGTACCGCCAGTGGTTCCTCCAGTGGTACCACCCGGTTTGGTCGGGCCTTTAGGCGTGACCGGAGGCTTAGGGCCACCAGTAGTTGGTTTTGTTGGGCCACCAGTTGTTGGCTTCTTGGGGCCAGTAGTAGTTCCACCCGGGGTCTTTGGCCCAGTGGTACCACCCGGCTTGACAACAGTTCCACCCGGTTTAGTTGTGGTGCCTCCGGGCTTAACAACAGTGCCGCCGGGTTTGGTTGTAGTTCCACCCGGTTTCGTAGTTGTCGTGCCACCGGGTTTGGTTGTTGTTCCGCCGGGCACCTTGGATGCGTCAACAACCTTCTTGGTGCCAGTCAGTTTGTCGTAAACCGCTTTGGTGCCCACACCTAGAGCCGCACCAGTCAACGCGCCAGTAATGGCGTTGGTCAGACCAGAGGTGCTTCCAGTCTTGCCTTGAGAGGTAGACACGGATGGACGAGAAGCGCCTGTTACCTTGTTGGTGATCGACTTGGGTGAGCCAACAACAGAAGTCAACGCAGGCTTAGATGCGCCAGTGGTTTTCTGAGCCGCAGTCTTTGCGGGCGTGACAGTAGAGCCGCCACCAATCTTCGGCGTGGATACGGCCTCACCCTTTACGGCGCTGGTCAGACGGCTTGCGGGTGTTCCCCCTGCGGTTGTGCGAGAGGTCAACAGTGGCCGCGAGGTGCCAAGGTCACCGCCAGCGGGCCTATTGGGTCGGCTGACATCAGGGCTGGTAGTAGTCGTGCTGGTTAACTTGTCACCGGGACGAGAAACCTTACCGGATGTAGCCTCTGGAAGGCTTGCCTGTGAACGGCGTTTTTTCAGAATTGCCATGTCTTATCCTTTGCCGCCAGTCAAAATTGAAGTCAGGCTTGCCACATCGCTGATCGGAGTCAAAGTCTTGACATCGACCTTCTTCGGAGGCGGAGCCTTTGCTACTGGCTTGTTGATCACCTTGCTCATGTCGATGGTTCGAGGAGCCTGCTTTTGCTGTCCTGCTCCACGAGCCTGTTGAAGTTGTGCCGTCGTCAGAGGTGACTTCTTCTGCACGGGGCGCTTGACCATGGTCTTGGTCGGAGTTCCCTTGATAGCGCGAGTCAGACCCTGACGAATTGCTGGCCTGAGGAACTGGTTCAGTGCGCCAGCCACCATCTTGTCAGTCGTCATGCCGCTGGTGTCAACAAGACCTGTTCTACCAGCGATGTCGGTCAAGGCATTTAAGCCGCCATCAATGATGCTTGGCCCTTGACGGCCAGTCACATCAACCGTGCTGTCTTCTGCAAGGTTGGCGATGTTCTCATCCAAGCCAGCGTAAGGGTCAACAGCCTTCTTTGTAGCCAATATTTCACTCTTGTCGACAAGGCTTTCGTCAGAATCAATGTCGGCCTTACCACCGGAGAAGATGATGTCTTCTTCGGTGATGTCGGTTGGCACATCTGTCGCCGCCTTGATTGTGGTCAGGCCACCAGTTGGCTCTTGCGCTTCGGTCTCAGCGACATAAGGCGTGTATTCGGTGTAATCGGTTTCTTCTGCGACCTCAACAGGAGTTTCTTCTGCAACCTCAACAGGAGTTTCTTCACCGATGCCATACTCAGCATACAAGTCCTGAACATCGCCGGGCAAAGCCTCAACAGTGACAGAACCCTGAGGCTCATCCTCATCGCTAAACTCATCGATGATTTCGGTTGCGTCGGTGCTTGCAAGCAGGTTGTCAATGTTGGTGGCTGAACCTAAATCGGTTGCACCAAAAGTGGTGTCAAAGCCACCTAGATCGGTAGAGCCGACACCTGTAGTTGCAAGCGTATCGGTTGTTGCGCCGCTGTCGGTTCCCATGTCAGACACGGCAACCTCTTCAACCAACGAGTCCACGATACCTGCACCAGTGGTGTCAGTGTCGCGAGTTGTATCAAGCGCAAAGTAATCATCAAAACTGAGCAGGTCGCTCTCAGTTTCTTTTTCTTTCTCTACGGTTTGCAAACCCTCTTCGGTCGAGCGGAACTGATCGCCAATCGTGTTGACGGCGTAGTTGGTTCCAACATTGATGGTTGAGTTCTGCACGCTGTTGATGAACGCATCATCAAAGTCGCCACGGCCAGTGATCTCTGCGGTCAGGCCAGCGGATACGGCGCGGGTGCCTTCCTTGACCAAAGAGTTGATCGTGCCAGTCTCAAGGCCGGAGTCAGACAGCATATCTTGTACGCCGGGGGAGATGAATTCGTTGGTGAACTCGCCAACCGAGGAGTTCACGAGAGTGCCAGTAAAGCCACCAGCAAAGCCGTCCTCAAAGTCACCGCCGCGAACCTCAGCAATGGTGCCGCTCACAAGGCCCTTGCTCACGCTGTCAACGACGATGTCGGACACAGTCTGGTTCACGATTGCGTCGCCAATGGACGCGGACAGGGTGGACGACAGAGCATTGCTTGCCTGCGGGGCGAGGTACGCCACACCAGCAGACAGCACGATGTCTTCAAGATCGCCGCCACGAGCCGCAGTCACAGCGGCCATGGTTACGGGCGGAGGAATACCGATTGCGGCGCCAGCGATGGACAGGAGCGTTGGAAGAGGATCATTGACAATCGCCTCGACGGTATCGCCAACGAACTCAACCGCATCCTCTACAACATCGACGACGGTATCGACTACATCACCGACTGCGTCGACGACATTCTCAACGACATCTGCGACAAAACTGACTACGGCACTCATTCTTTAGCCTCCCGCTTCGGCCCGAGTTTCACGGTGACGCGGTACCCGGTGTTTGTCTTCTCGGCCCTGTAGCCCATTTGCTCACGGGGAGGATTGCGCGAAATGGCCTTGAAGATATTGATGATGGTTGGGTCTTCAAACTCGGTCATCAGAGTATCGAAGCCCATCTTGTATGCGGCCTGAATGAACTCGTAGGAGTTCTCAAGGTAGTTCCGAGCAGTGTCGGCATTCAGGGCGCGGAAAGTGCCCACGCGGCCTTTGGCGTGGTGCATCATGAAAATGGTGTTGCCTGCGCGGTAGGTGGTGGTGCCACGGAGATTCATCTCCTTCACAAGTGCGGCATAAACCTGAGCGGCAGAGTACTTGGACTTTGTCTCTTCAGCGGCGATCATCAGGATCGCCTGCTCTCCAAGTTGTTTTTCTTTACTATTTACCAGCATTTCAAAGCCCCTCAAAGATTGCGGCGCTGTAGATGTTTCCCATCCCAGCCGCCAGACTCAGCACCAACCCCTTTGGTGGCTTAGTCGGTTCCGACAAGAAAACCGAATCGGATTCGGTTCGATTTTCGATTGGAGGAACGAATCCCTTTTTCATATCCTCCAGCAATAATAATGATTCCAGCAGTCCAGAGGAACCCATGGTGTGACCTATTTTTTGCTTGTACGAGGTCACGACAAAATCTTCAAAGCCTGCATTGAGGATTGCGGCCTTCTCTGCTTTGTTGTTTGACTCGGTTCCGGTGCCGTGGGCTTTGACAATCTTGATGTCTTGGCGAAGCACGCCGCTGTAGCGCAGAGTGCCCTCTATGGCCTTCGTAAAGCCCTGACCGTCCTCGCATTGACCGATGGCATTGGTTGATGCTTCGGAGGCGCTGTAGGCCCCTACAAAGCGGGCCAGAGGATCACGATTGAGTTTGCTCAACGACCATTCGCTCTCAAACACCGCCAGCGCGGCGCCCTGACCCACATAGAAGCCGCGATTCTTGCTGTCGAATGCCGAAGGCTTGACTCCGGTCTCAGCCTCCTCCTTGGCCGTTAAAACGGCGCGGGACTCGCCAAAGAACTCCAAAACGGCGTTTGAGACACCGTCTTCGACCGTCAGCACGATCACACGCTCAAAGCCGTAGTTCTTCATCAGAATCTCGACATCCATCATCACTTTGAGGCTGGATGCGCAAGCAGATGCGTCAGTGGTCACCAAGTCCATGTTGCCAAACGACTGAGCCATACGGCCTGCATAGACCTGAGTCAGCGTGAACGGCAAGAACTTGTAGGTGTAGGACAACTTGGTGTCGTATGCACGCTGGCCGATACCTGCGAAGTGCTGATTGCCGCCAGCAAGGATGAATGCAGTCTTGCCGACTTGGTTCTCACGCAAGTACTGGATCAACTCGGCGTCCAGAACCTTGTCAGCCAGTTTGTGCGGGACATAGAACATCCCGGTCTTGACGCGGTTATAGGTTTCTGGGAACCAGTGAACGCGTTGTGGGTAGACGATGTCGTCAAACAACTCGACATTGTTGGTGGCCGCTGTGCGGTAGTGCGTGAGGTAGATCATTTGATTGCCTCTTTCGCCGCCGCGACTGACTCTGGCTCTTGCGTTTTACGCTTCATCAGATAGTCGAAGACCTCCTGAACGGAGGTCGGGTGCCAGTCTTTTGTCTCGTCGTCTTCTGAAATTCCGTAGAGTTCGCAGAAGTACATCGTCATCACTAAGCCATCGAGACTATCAATCCCGATGTCTGCCAACTTGTCTTCCATGGTCGTTGCAGGTGCTTCTTTGGCGTGAGCCGGACGAGCAACCTGCGAGACCATGTTGAACATCTCAATAAAATTTGTCATGGATTCATCGCCGCTAAAAGAGCCGCCGCCCAGTCTTGCCAGTCGTCATACTGGTAAGGGTTGGGAGCCGCTTCGTTTGTAAAAATATCAATTGCCAACAAGCCAGCCCCCCACGCCTTCCAGTCTGTGCCGGATGTTGGAATGGAGAGTTGTTGACTTGCGTACTGCTCACATAAGAGGGACGCCCAGTCCTCAAATGTCTGGTATCGGGGGTCATAGAGAAGTCCCTGATTAGTAGCCACGGACATCTCCAATCGTTGCGTTGAGCAAGACCTTACCGAGTTGATAGTCGCCGCCAGCCACATTGCTGACAAACTTCATACGAAGTTCGCGGCGTTGTTCTTTCATGTCAATTTTGTTGGTGTTCGGAGCAAACACGAATGGATCAGAAGTCTCGTCCGTAGACTGCGCATAGGGACGACCAGTGATGTACAACTCCATGTTGCCAGTCTGAATGAAGTCAGGCTCAACACGCTCAAGACGGAGCCAACGGTTCTCACCCATAGGCGAAGGCTGTGACGGGCCACCAGAGACCCAACCAAGGTCGTTGGTCTCAAAGTAAGACTCAATGGCGTTGGCGGTTGCACCCTGCACTGCATCAGTACCAATCTCGTGTTGCCACAGGCTGGTGAATGTCATCAGGCTGTTGACGGTAATCACAAGACCAGAGCCAGCGGGGATAGATGCAGAAAGCAAGTCGCCCACGGTGTAGTTCTGCCCACGGTTCACAATGGTCACAGAGGTAACGACACCAGCCGTAACAACGATGTCAGCCGTCGCGCCCGTACCTGTGCCGCCAGTAAGAGGTTGAGCAAGGTAGGTGCCGTTGGTGTATAGCGTGCCGCCAGCGGTCAAGGTGAATGCGTTTACGCCGCCGGAAGAGTTGGCCTCCCAGCCAGCATTGATGGGGTAGTGGAACACCTGAGAGAAGTACCCAGCGGAGCGACGGGCGCCCAAGGCTTGACCGAGGTCATACCAGCAGTTCTCGCGGATGTTGTAGATCACGCAGTCGTTGCACTCTGTCGATGTGCCAGACGGGAAGAACCACCAGATTTCACCGAAGCGAGGAACCTTGGCGGCAAAGACTTTCTGACGCTGTTCGTAGTTCAGATTGTCAAAGAAGTAGTTCTGGTTGAAGGTGTTTGGAATCTCTTTCACAACACCGTTGTAGAGCAGGAAGCGGTCAACACCGCACCAGTAGTAGATGCCGTCGTACTCGATCACAGAAGACGATGACAGGATCGAAGACTGCGAAGAAATGATGTCGTAGCGCCAGTAGAAGGTCTGAGGCGTGCCGCCCACCGTGATGGTGGTTGGGTTGTACGACACACGGATCAGCGAATCAAGCGACCAGAAGAGGCCAGAAGGCGCGTTTGAACCACCTCGCACTGGTAGGCCCTTGACGATCTTTGTGGAGGCCACATTGGTCTCGTTGGAGTCAGCGGAGACCCAGTCGTTTGGGTTGCCAGCCGCGCAGTTGCGGATTAAGCCGTTGTTGCCGTACACGAAGACATACGGGTGCAGAACGACCACGCCACCAGAGACATCGACATTGTTGTCAATCGTCAGCGTGGAGGCGCCAGTAGCGGTTGCGGCGGCGCTGATCTCAAAGGTCGTGGTGTTGGTCACGGACGCGACCGTAGTGCCCGATGGGATACCTGTGCCAGTGACTGACTGACCTGCGGCAATCAGACTGGTGTTTGCAACAGTCACCGTGGTGGTGGAGTTAAGCGTTGCGGCAACATTGAACACACCGATAGCCGAGAAGGTCGTGCCCGAGGTCGAGCCTGCAAGAACAGGCGTATTGATTGAACTGTCAATCAGCGAAAGGTTTTGACCGGGGTGGCAGACAAGCAATTCATCACCAGAACCGGATGAGTCAAACAGAGAGTCAAACTGCCAAAGGTTGTTTGCGTTTGGCGTGAAGTCACTTAGCGTCATGTCGGTGACGCCAGAGCCGATGCCCACATTGTTGATTGGGATCAGTTGCAGGCCATCAGAGTAGCCGTTGTAGACATTGTTGAAGTTGTTCTCAGGGATCACATAGATGCCGCGAGATGGGCCAGCCATGTCGTCGACGATCTCACGGTACCCAGCAATCTTGCGAGGGCGACCGCGCTGGAAACGAACCCAGCGACCGTCGTTGTAGAACTCCTTGTCGAAGATCGTGCCGTCGCGCTGAATGCCCGGCTTAGTGTCAAGAGCAAAGACTTTTTGCGTCATCAGAATGTCCCGCCCTTAATGCCACCGCTGAATTTACCTTCACCAGTGACAGTGATGCCCGTAGCCAAGATGTTGATGATCTGGCTTCCCAAAATTGCAAAAGCCACTTGACCAATGCCGGGGCGATACATACCCGAGTTGGTCTCAGCGGCAAAGTTGATAGCAGGGGTTCCGACCGTACCGTTAATCAGGTTCAGTGAGGTTGCACCAGCCTGCACGGTATTGGCGTTGAAGAAGTTCACGCCGTCGCACACCAGAGTCGCTTGCTGTCCGGGCGGAATAGTTGTCGACAATGCGCCGCCTGCGCTGGTCTTAATCGTCAGGGTGTAGCCGTTGTCGGTGGTTTGGTTCGAGACCACATACAAGGTCACCACCTGAGGGAAGACCACCTCCACATTCCCAGTGAGCGATCCAACATATTCTTGGATCACATTCTGCGCTTCGTTAGTCGTCAGGGTATAAGTTCCGGAGACAACAGGCTTCACCAGAGCAGAGAACGCAAACTCAGTGTTTGCGCCGTAGCCCACAGTGATGTACTCGGTGCCCGTACAAATGATGAACGCGGCATCGTTTGGCTGGAATGTCTTGGTGATCTTGCCGTCGATCAACTCAGCCGATGTCGTGCCCACGGTCATGGTTCCGGTGCCGTTGTTCTTCAACAGCGTGAACCAGTTGTTGCCTAGAGACGATGCAAGGGGAAGGGTAGAAGTTCCGGAGCCGCTTGACCACACCTTAGTTTGGGCGCGGTCAGAGGCAAGGTAGGTGTACCCGTTGGTCAACGAGGATGTGGGGTGGCTTTGATTCAGCGTGGTGCTGATTGCCAGCAAGCCATACCCGGCAAGAGTTGCCGCATCAGCAGACGAAGAGCCTGCACCAAAGGCGATGTTGCCCCATGTGCCAGCGACCGTGCTGTTGTCGGTGATGTAGATGTACTTGGCCTCACCCGGGGCCACGGTGATGATCGTGCTTGCGCCGCCAGAGGTAGTGACGGTAAACGAGTTCGAGCCAACATTTCGGATCAAAGAGTCTTCACCGACAGACGCTTCGTTTGCTGGAGGAACACGCAATTGCAGGCCAGCCGATGAGGCATTGACCTGCATGATTCGAGCGATGAAGTCAGTCGCGGTGGTGCTGTTAGACGGCCAATTCAGTTGCGTGTTGGCCGACAGTGCTACCGTCCGGTACGAGACATCGGTGGGCTGTATGACATCGCCCGTGAATGGGGAAACATAACTCATGTGTCAAGTACCGCCGCTTGTCGGTCACCGATACGCTGAATATCCTCAGTCTTCAACACCTTCATGATGGTGTCGTATTGAGCCTGCCACATGGCAATGCGCTCGTCGTTCTTCAGGTATGGCATGGCCTGCAAGAGGGAGCCGTACAGAAGAGCCTGAGGGGCGTAGGCGGTAAACCAGTTGGTTTGATTGGACACATCCAGAGGCTGGACGCGCTCGTAGTACAACACCTCAAAGGCGTAGGCCGATGCCGGGGTGGGGGCAACGAGCCAGTGGGTGTAGTCGTAGTCACAGTAGTAGGCCGGAACATCCTCAAGAGTTTGGTTCGGCCAGTACTCGCGAAGGTACTCGTATTTTCTGAGAAGGATGGGCTGTCGGACGCCGCCTACAGTCACATTCATGGACACGGTTTTATGCCACCGAGCAGGCTTTTCGATTACAGGATTACCCTGCACCATATTGCTGGTGTTTACCGTCAGGTTGCCGAGAAACTTGATCTCTGCGGCAATGACCTGCTCGGCCAGCATAATGAAGGTGGGAATCTTGGCAATCGTCTCGGCGTCACTGCGCTCAAGATATTGCTGGATGTCTGTCACCAGCGAGTTGTATGTCATTACGACGGCCATCACCACACCTTTTTCTTGATAGATTCAGGCTGTGGGACAAACTGCTTGCCTTTTTGTGTGCCCTCTCGTTTGGCACGGGTCGTAGCACCGTACTCTGCGGGAGTTAATTTCTCACGGGCTTGTTTCGGCAGGTACCGTTCCCCAGTCGCCTCTTTACCCTGAGTGGACGGCTTACCGGATCGAGTTCCCCAATCTTCTTGCGTCCACTTACTTAATGAATTATCCGCCTTTTTAGGGCCTTTGTAACCCCCTCCGCTACTCTTGTATTTTTGAGTCGCGAGTTGGGCTTTTCTTGCGCTCCACTGACCGGGTTTGCCACCCTTATCAGAGGCTTTGACTTGAGACACGATCCGCTTCCATTTGGATGGATCGCTTTTGGTTGCTGTACTCATCACACCCCCATAACTTGACACTCCGCTTCACGGCGTTTTACAAGGCCCGGAAGCACTCGTCCACCGCCCCTTGTCCATAACATCAATTGTTCTTTTGCGCCTTCCCAGTCTTGCTCATTTATTTTGCGGCGCAATGTGCTGGTCTGAAGTCTGCCAACCCCAAGGTTGTAGGCAAAGTCCACGATGGCATTGAGTTTGCCCCAGTCATTTGCCTGCAAGGCAAGCGTAAGCAGAACTGGACACTGCCGGATCGTCCCGGGCGCGTATTTGTGCATCAACTCATGAACGAGCAAAGCCCGCGCCGTGGGTTCGTCCATGGGCGGGTCTTGAAGCGTGACTTTGCGACCGTCTGCGTAGAAGGTGGAGCCGTACCCAATGGTAGGCACGCCAGCCGGGCAGAGGTAGGGTTTAGCCTTATACCCCTCGAACCTCTTGCAGAGTTCGGTCGCAATGTCTAATTTCATGCAAGTCCACGCTTTGCCAGAGTCCTATCAAGAATCCAGTAGTTGACAACACCAGACAGCAGGGCCATGTCATCAACACCCCAAGCGTTCTTCAGCACTTCCAGCATCGGCTGGCCTGCGTAGTACGCCAAAATGATTGCGGCGGTCTTGGCGACGCCGTAGAGGAGCAGGAGGTAGTAGGTCATCACCGGGCGCACAGAAGCGCTCAGAGAGGCCACCCAGCCCCCTGCGGCCTTGACCATCTCGGTCTGCTGGTCGATAGCGGCCTTGAAGGCGTCCATGACCCCAACATCGACCGCCATGTCGCGCTGGGCGCCGATCTCTTCGAGCCTGATCTGACCGCGCACCTTTTCGAGGTCGCACTGCTTGTCGAACATTGCCAGTTCATGCTGGCGCTCGTTCTTCTTGTCAAAGTACTTGATGACCTCCGGCACGAGACGGAACACGCCGCCAAGCAAGGAGCCAATAATTCCACCGCCAAGCAAATCAAACATCATTTACCCCCCTTACCAAGTCGCTCACGCTCCTCAAGCAAACGAACCTTGACCTGCAACTCATTGATGTGTTGCATCAACTGTTCTTTTTGAATTTGCCTGCGCTCGGCAGAAATGGGACTATCGGTAGGCGTACCTTCTTTGGTGATCAAAGCGGGCATTTGGCCCTCAATCTTTGTCAGCCGCTCAGAGAAGGAGGCGACTTGGCCCAGAAGCCACGCAAGGGCGGCAACCACGATTGGAATTACTGCCTTGAGGACATCTGACCAAGCCATCACTTATCCACCTTGTTGTCGAGTTTGTCGAAAATCTTCCCAAGCATCCCCTTGATCTCGTTGATGTCGTTTCGATAGTCGTCACGAGTCACATATTGCAAAGGCATCTCTGCAATACGATCCTCGATGCGGATGATCGAACGAGAGAGTGAATTCAGAATCCACCCCCCAAAAGCACCAGCAACAGCAAAGGCAATGTTAAGAAGCGTCTGATTGTCCATTCTCAACTTTCTGCTGGTTCTTGGCTTCTGCTTGAATAGCCTCAACCAGTTGGAACACCTCTTGGTATGGACGAGTCCCTAGATAAGCCAAGACTTGATTGATCAATTGCAAAGAAATATTGAAATTTTCCATCTTAGGCTCCGGGTTGTTGAGCGGCGGCCAATTGAGCCTGATAAGCGGCGATTACGGCAGGAGTCCATGCCACATTGCAGATAGCCACGACATTCGCAGGTTGACCAGTGAGGTCTTGACCCGGCGTCAGGCTGGTGCGATGGTAAGTCTTGCTCAATTCGTTGCCATCTTCCATGATGCGAGTTGCCTCACGATAGAGGACGATACCGTTCTCAGTGACGGTGATTTGATCGATTACTTTTTCTTTCGTGATTGCCATTTCAGTTTCTCCTTAAAGTTGGCGTTGTGTCCGGCCTGACCAATCCAGTCAGGTTAATGAACTTCGTGGTTAAGATGTGAAATAAGTGCCCTCAATGTACCAGTCAATAGAGGAACCCATATTTGTAACAGTCACTGTCGCATCAACACCTGTCTGCGGATTTGATGTCGAAGCAGATGTCCAAAACTTTGCGTGGGTTGCGCCGTTTTCAATCATGCTGGCTTGCGGCTGAACTGCTGTAGAGCCTCCTCTATAACCCATTGCAAATGCAGTCCAATACTCAGTGGACGCAAATGGGAAGCCCCCAATTCTTGCATCACCACTACCTCCAGTAATTGCGCTAAAAGTAATGTTTGCTCGAATATGAACAGCCCTACCAACTTTCACATAGTGGCCTACATTTGTTCCGCCTGCTGTTCCAGTTGGATTTGACCCAGTGCCACCCAAACTTGGAGTCCAAGTCCCCTCCTCATAATCATCTAGCGTGTTTGCGTTAGATGATGCTGTTTGAGTTGCGGGGAAGGTGATGCCTATGCCAGATGCTGGAGAAGCGCCTTGCAAGGCAATAGTCTGGCTTGCAAGACCCATAGTAAGGGTGGTCGTAAATCCAGCACCTGCACCCGCTGTTCCAGCGGCGGCTGAGTAAAAATAAAACCCGCCATTTGCCAATTTCAATGCCGAAGCCGCATCCGAATTGATGTACTTGGGTGATGCGCCTAACGGGTTCGTAAGATTGGACGATATTTGCGTTTGATTGTTGGTTGACGATGCGCTAATAGATGCAATCGATCCAACTGGGCCAAATTGCATAACTTTTTGACCGTAAGCGCTGTCAGCCGCACTGGGGGTTATGCCAAGACCAATGTTCTGTGAGGCATCAACCAAAAACGCCAGCGTGCCATTCGTGGCAAGAGCCACCTGATTGGCGGCAGGGTAGTAGACACCAGTGGTCGCACCACCAGTACCGCCTTGTACCGCTGGATCAGAGACGCTGTTGTCTGTTCCTTTGAGAATGAGTGTCATGGTTATTCCTTGTCTTTATTTGGTCAATGAACTCTTTGGTTAAGCGGATGTTCGGTATGTATAACCAAGAATTATTTCTGTTGTGTTTGAAAATTGTGCATTTGTCAATCCTATTTTTGCACCGCCAGAAATTTGTCCATACCAACTTAAAACAGCCCCACCAGAACCTCCTTGGTTGGAAATGTTGTATGCGCCAGACGGAAGCGTTAAATTATTAGAAGAAAAAGCCGCACATGAATACGAAAATAAACCTGAGTTAGTTGGGAACGGAAGAGAAATATTTGCATCACCAGTGGCGCTACCTTTGCTGGACAAAACAATAATTAAACTTACAAAAACCAATTGCCCTATTTTTATATAGGACGCCGACCTAGTGGAATATGTAATTCCCGTGTTTGCAAGACCAAAAGTAAGTTCTGGAGTCCAAGTCCCCTCTTCATAGTCATCCAGAGTGTTTGCATCGCTTGATGGGCTTTGAGTGGATGGGAATGTGATACCAAAACCAGAAGATGGGACAGCAGTTCCAACACCGATACCATATTGGTTCATTGCCGCCATGTAGGTGGCATGAGTTGGGTTGTAGAAGCCAAGGTTGTTGGCGCTGTTTGCGCCAATCTGGAATTGCTCATTTGCGTTTACAACAGTTACAGCCGCCGCAGTAGCGTTATAAATACTTAGATTGGCACCGAAGCCACCACCGTTGTAAGCAGTAGCAGAGCCAACGGCAACAGAGGTTCCACTCAAGATGTTGACTGCAACCGTACCATTCGACTGAAGTTGCAATACACCAGAAGCGTCAGCAGTCTGTACGATGCCGCCGCTACCAGTAGAAGATGCGTTGATTATTGAGGCCATATTTTATGCTCCCGCCCAAGGTAGAGGCAATGTCACAATTGGAGGGTTAATCTGCAATTGAATTTCTGCCTCGATTTTCGATTCTGTTCCTGTTTTATTTACGCCGTTGCTCCAGCACCAATTAAGCACCTGATCTTGTGTGAGGTCTGCATAAGGAGTGAAAGCGCCATCTTGCAAGGGGAAAGATGCAACACCACAAGATGTCGCCGAGAAACGAGTGTCTCCAACAGACTGATTTCCAGTGCAACGCCATCCAGCGGTAATCACAACATCTGTGTATTGACCTTCACTTGGCTTGCATTGCATCCATTCAATTGTCCAAACAATGTTTGTATTCATAGAAGTTTTCCTAATTAAGCAAGGCGAAGCCAAGAGATTTGAACAGAATCCAGATTGTTGCTAAAAGAAGCACCAAAGTTGATGCTGGCAAAACCAGAGGCGTTGCAAGTAATTGTCTGAGATGCGCCATACCCACTTGCTGACAAAAGAGAATATCCAAAATCTGCTGTGTCGTAAGCATTCAAGATGTATACGGCTCTGCTGTGATAAACACCACTTCCAATCACGGTGACAATATAACAACCAATATCAAAGTTTGTGACGCTTCTTGTGGTTCCAGAAGTTGTTGATCCCCATGATTGATAACCGCTTTGAATAACGCCAGTAGTGACGCCCGGGTAATTTCTATTACTACCAGTTGTTGCGGAAGTATTGAAAAGAACATCTCCAGTAGGGCCAATACTGCCCCTGACGGTGTTGTTTGTGGCAAAAGCAATAGCAGAAGAGCCTGTCGTACCAATACTTAACCCATAAGCAGTTCCGCCACCAAACAAACCAGTTCCAGAACTGTTTTCAAGGCCAATAAAAGCCCTGTCAGAACCATTTGATCGAAGTGTTAAGTAGTTTGCGCCAGTGCCAGTTTGCTCAAACTTTGAATTTGATGCGGTAGATGTTGAGACATGAAACAAATTTGCTGGGCTTTGAGTGCCAACACCAACTTGCTGACTACCGTTAACGGTCAAGGCCACCGTGCCGTTGTTGGTGGCAAGTTGCAGAACACCAGAGGTGTCCGCGCTCATGTTTAGCGCGGTTGCACTGGTGGTTCCTGCCGAAATAATCGATGCCATATTGTTCTCTCCTTAGTACACAAGCCAGCGTTGGCCGCTTGTGATAGTCACAGACTGACCAGACGCAATAGTTACAGGGCCAACGGATTGCGCGTTGTAACCACTCTCAATTGTGTAACTTGCCGCGATAGAGGTCGCATTCACAAACAGGCCATTCGTTGCCACGAGTTCACTTGCCTTAAATTCACCCGTGCTTGGCTTGTACAAGAGTTTCGCATTACTTGTGTACAAAGTCGATGCCGTACCACTTGTTGCGGCGGCAAACAGCGGGTAAACATTGGTCGAGGTTGCGGTGTCATTGCTGAGTGCCGCACCACCCACAGAAGCCCAAGCGGTGCCGTTGTAGCCCTCAAACTCGGTCGTAGTGGTATTGAAGCGCAACATACCCGAAGCAGGGCTTCCGGGGCGCTGTGCGGTCGTTCCCTTGCTGATCGTCAGAGAGCCAGTCGACGAGAAGGTCGAGTCCGCCGTTGCGGTCAGGGCGCCAGTGACAGCCAGCGTCGTGCCGTTCCAAGTCAGGTTTGCAGAGGCACCAAGCGCACCGCTGTTGTTGAACTGAATCTGCGTGTTCGAGCCAGCCGCACCACCCACAACAGTAGAAGCGTTCACCCACACTGGGGCGCTTCCATTGGACTGAAGAATCTGGCCGTTGGAGCCAATCGTCAGTTTGGACAGAGCCGTCGAGCCAGAAGCGTAGAGCAGGTCGCCAGTGGTGTACGAGGCGTACCCAGTACCGCCGTTTGCGGCCACAAGCGTTCCTGCCACGGTCACAGCGCCGCCAGTAGCGGTCGACGGCGTCAGTCCAGTAGTGCCAAAACTGATGGTTGTTAAGTCAGTTTGAGAGGCCAGAAGTTGAACCGTGCCACCGCTGTCTTTGTAGTACAACTTACCATCAGCGATATTGATTGCCAGTTCGCCGTTTGCAAGGTTGCCCGCAGTAGGAACCGCACTTGCGGTCGTACTGAAGTACAACTGAATTGGGGTGTAGCCGCTTTGTGCCATTTAGAAGGTTCCTCCAGAAATTCCAGCAGTAAATACGCCTGTCGACGGATTGATTTTCGGGCCAGTGCTTGTGTAAAAAGCCTTGTCGCCAGTCGTTGCACTGTCAATCAACGGGATGTAAAAGTCTGCGTTCGTCGTCGACGCTGTCACTGCTAGGTTGTCAGCATTCGTTGCGTTTGTTGCGTTTCCGACCGTGATCGATGCAGGGTCGATATACGCCGGGGCGGTGCCATTTGATCCAAGCAAATATCCATTTGTGCCGATAGTCAGCCTATCAAGCGTCGTGGTGGTGTTTGCGAAGAGCAGGTCGCCTACAGCGTAACCAGAAATGCCAGTACCGCCGTAGGTCGCGCCAATCGTGGTAGCGTTCCAAGTACCTACAGTCAGGGTTCCGACCCCGGTGATTCCGGTGTAAGAGCCACTCAGATATGCCGAGCCGACGGTTCCAGAGGTAATCTGGTTGCCGTTGATCGAGATAGGCGTATTGGTGACGCTGGTCAACTGACCTTGAGCATTCACAGCAAACACAGGCACATCAGCGGCAGAGCCATAGGTGCTTGCGGTAACAGCCGTGTTAGACAGACTGAAGACCGTACCAGTGAGCGTCAGGCCAGTGCCTGCGGAATAAATCTGCACCGCGCTGATCTGCACGAATGTGATGTTGGTCGTACCAAAGGTGATCACACCCTGCGTGTTGCAGGTGTAGGTCTCACCAGCACCAGTCACGCCTTGCTGAACAAAGAAGGTCGAACCCTCGCTCAAGGTCGTTGGGCCAGAGATGCCGTAGGTGTTGGTATCGGACGAGCGGGTCAAAACCCAGTTCGTCGAGCCGGAACCAGTGTCAGTGACCACATAGACGCCGTTCTCGGTCTGGTTGGTCTGGGTGTAGATCAACACACGATCATTGACTGCAACCGTCACGCCATCAATCACCAAGGCGGCTTGCGTGCCTGCGTTAGTCAGAGTTGCACCTACCCCGGCTGTGCCGTTGTTGTAGGTCGCATTCAGCGGGGTTGGAGACTCAACACGAACGGGCGTGTGATAGTGAACGCCTGCGGCCACCAAGGTATCGACATACTGCTTGGTTGCGGCCTGCAAGGCAGACACAGGGTCTTGCGTCAGCGTGACCGAAGTCAACCCGGCAAGCGTCAAAGAAGTGGCGCCGAGGTTGATTGCAGTCGTGCCGATGGTCACTGACTGATTGACCAGTGCGCTGTTCGGGATGTTCGTGAAAGTGTTCGACGCGCCATCCAAAGTCTTATTGGTCAGCGTATCGGTCGTAGCGCGGCCTACAAGCGTGTCAGTGCTTGTGGGTAGGGTAAGGGTGCCAGTGTTGACAATCGACGAAATGACGGGCGCTGTGAGCGTCTTGTTGGTCAATGTCTGGGTGCCAGACAAAGTGACCACGCTTGAATCGATGCTGATAGTCCTTGCAACCGATCCGTCAAAGGTAGAGCCAGAGTCCAGTTGCAGACCAGTGCCAACAGTGAGGGCGGCAGTCGTCGTGGCCGTAATCGTGCCAGAAGCACCAAGAGCCACGGTCACGCCGTTGTAGGTCACAGACGAGTTGACCAGCGAACCGTTGCCGATGTTTGTCAGCGTGTTGTCAGGGCCGTTGATCGTCTTGTTGGTGAGCGTCTCGCTGTTCGAGAGCGTCGCCAAAGTGCCGGAAGTCGGCAGGGTGACACTGGTATTGGCCGATACCGCCAAGGTTGTATTGAACGCGCCCGAGGTGACGAGGTTGCCACCCAAGGTAATGGTCTTGCCTGCGTTGTTGATGCCTGTACCGCCGCTGGCGCCGTTCAAAATGCCGCCAAGGGTCACAGCACCAGTTGTGCTGGTTGCAGGCGTAAAGCCCGTAGAACCCGCGCTGAAGGATGTCACGCCACCAGTCAGCGAGAACTGACGCCAAGAGCCTGAGGCGTAGCCGTCAAAGGTCTGTGTGGTGCTGTTGTAGCGAATCTGACCCGACGAGCCTACTGGTTGCTCACCAGAGGTGCCGATAGGCACAGTCATAGCCCCTGTGCCGGGCAAAATCACATTGTCAACAATTGAAATGGTCGGGTTTCCGCCCGATCCGTTGCCGTTTGCGACTGAAATTTGGTTTGCGGTTCCCGCAATCAGCACGCCGCCAGCGGTCGTGCCGTTCTGGATTGCCACCAGACCCGTTCCGCCAAGTTGAGCGAGAGCCAAAGCGAGGCCAGACAGGCCCAAAGTGGGGTCTCCAGACACACCACTGCCGTTGGTGACCGACAAACCAGCCCCAGTGACCTGCAATGTGCGGTTTGTGACGGTGCTGGCGCCTGTTTTGACTATCAACCCATTACCAGCGGCTTCCAACGAGCCTGAGGCCCCGTTTAGCGTGATCTGGAGGGTGCTTTGGGCGCCGTTATCAGTCAAACCAACGCCTGTACCCCCGGCCAGACGGCGGGAGTTGGGCAGAGTCGGCTCTTGATTGAGGGTAATGAAGGTCTGAACCTGCGACGGAGAAGCGGCAATCGCCCCCGTCGTGGTACGGACGGTCACGCCATTCTGGACAATAGGCACCAACTCAGAGCCAGTAATGGCCCCGGCGGCTGGTAATTGGGTAATCTGTACTTGTGCCATTAGGGACTCGGTGCGATGTTGTCGAGATTGCCGTTGTTTTCCGGAGTGTCCGTATTCCCTTCGGTCGTGATCTCAAAGTTATTCGGGCCGTTCGTGAGCAGTGCATCCGGATCAACGGCCACACTCTCGTCAGGGCGGGGAAAGCGCAAGTTGATGCGCTCTGTTTTTCTTGCTGGTAGGCGATAAGGATCGAACTCATCCTTGCAACCCTGATCGCACACACGAAGACCCGGGAAGTTCGGGTCGGCCATCAATGACACAAAGGTGCGCTTCATCTTGCACCTATCGCAAACTGCGATGGCGACAGAAGATAGGCCGCGTGTGTCAAGAAAAATCGGCATTATCGTGTGTACACCGAGATGTTCGGCGCCCAGTAAATTGGTGACTTGTCGCGCTCTTCTTGCTCGGCTTCGAAGAGATACTTCTCGGCCTGCTTCTCAAGATAAGCGATGCGGTCAACAGCGACCTGAGGCAACTCAAGCGACATACGATGCGCCAGCATGAATTGCACGGCCTCATACCACCGTTGCGGAATTTCGAGTTCATCAGTCAACGCACCCACATCCATGATCTGACGCTGATACCAGACGGTCATTTGGATAAAGGGGTCGCTCGGCGTAGGCCAGAGGTAGACCGTTGGCTGAGGAATGGTGCGGTCAAACCAGAACTGATACGGCTGGTTGGCCGTAAAGTTCTTGTTTGGTAGATTGGTGTAGTCATCGCGGTTCAAGCGAGACATCTGAATCTCACGGCTGTTGTTGCCGATGTAGAGTTCGCGCAGAGCCAGTGTGGTGCCACCGTATGCACGGATGCGGTAGTACATCACGCTCTGACCGGGATCGATGTCAGTCCACACCCATTGGTTGTCGGTCACAACAATTGTGCCGAGGTCATCAAGGGTGTTCCAAGTGATGCCGTCAACGCTGTACTCCAGCGTGATTGACCAAGTCGCCGAGCCACCACCAGAGACATACGGCAAGAAGCCGATAGAGCCTGCGTAGATGGGGTTGTCGGTGCCGTAGAAGACCGAGATGTTGCCGTTGGCCGAAGACTGTTGGCACCAAGTGTCGACATCACTGTCGTACACATTCGCGATCACGCCACCTGCGGAGGAGGTGTAGTCACCAGAAGGGCGGTTCATTGTGCGGTACAGCACATTCAGAACATCGATACAGCCCAGAGGCATTGTGTAGATGTACTGATCGGCCTTCAGGCCAAAGACCTTCTTGTTGATGGCCCAGTAATTGATGCCCTTGTTCGCAAGGTGCGAGAGCAAAAAGAAAAGAGACTGACGAGCAGAGAGAACTTGCTCGGAAGTAAGTTCTTCAGCGAGTTTTCCGCATCGACGCGCACCGTGGTCTATCAATGTCTGAACATTGATAACGGTCTCGCCGACGGTTCCCGAATATGCCATAACAGTCCTCTACCATCCGGGGCATTTCCAACGCTTGAGCGATGCTTTGGCGCGTTCTGCGTCCCCTTTTGAGTTTTCAACAACGCCCGACATCCTTGCGCAAAACGAGTCTTTTCTCGATCCGCCTTCTGGTTGTGGGGCCTTCAAATTGCTACCAGTTTCACGGTTATATTTTGCCCGACCCTTGGCCGTTAAGCCAGCACCGCGTTCGGTCGAAAGTTTCTCACCACGGCCAACAGCCAGAGACACGCCGCCTTTGGCTTTTTGCTCGGGGAGTTTGTCGTATGCCTTCTTGCCAGTATTGCTCGAAGTGAACTCAGTCGCGGTCGACTTGCTGATACCGACCTTTTTTGCGAAGGCAGGGTTGTTCTCCGCCGCCTTCATCAGCCTAAACTGAGACTTTGACTTTGCTGGCATTACGGCCCCTCTTTCACCAAAACAATGATGAACATGGACGACACTGAGTTGTTTGCCGAACTACCAATGGCAGTCGCCTCAAGTGTGGTTTTCTCAGGAATAGCCAGTGGGTACTCGAACACATAGTTCGCCACGCCGTTGTTGATTGTGGTGATCGCGGCAGTCATGCGAATGTTGTTCACGCCACGGCTTAGGAGCCTACCCTGAACAGGGTTAGAGCCACCTGCCTGTCCGGTCGAAAACAGACCCTGAGACACATACCCCGTATACCCGGCTGGGATGGTGTAACTGCCTGTGGTCGTGTTGTTGTAATCGAACTTGATGATGTCGTATGTGGTCGCAGGAACGCCTGCGGTCACAGTACCTGTACCGATGTAGATGTCGCCCTCAGCGCTATTGCTTGAGCCTGCGGTTGCCACATAAGCGTAATTCACACGAAGAAGCGACGCGGTCATCGTGACGGCTGTTTGCCCGTTCATGGTGACCGTCTCGGTGACTTCGTTGTAGTTTGCATCGAGGCCCTGCACGACTACCGTGCGGGCGCCTGTACCTGCGGCTGTGTCGTTCGCGCTCGTCGAACTGACGGTCATCTGAATGGCAGACGCAGGAAAAGTGATCAGGCTTGGCAAAGGCCAAACCGATACCTGAGTCGTATCTACATCAGGGTTGAAGCCAAAGACAGTGACATTCCTGTGGCCTTGAATCTGACCACGAGATACTTGCAGTTCAAACGGCTCGTATGCCCCTTGTCTTGTGACTGAAGAGATGGTCGTTGCCATTAAGCGATTCCCGCTTGAACGACCTTCATGGTCACGGTGCCAGTGCCGGAATTAACCAGAACCTTCAGGCCCGTGATCGGGAAATTGATGTAGCCATCCTCGTTACCAGTCTTGCTGGTGATGGTGGCGTCGTCGAACCAAGTGGTAAAACCCACACCCGGGTCGTCATAGGTAAACTGTACCGAGTAGTTCACGGTGCCAGTCACAATCACTGCGAAGCCAATGTTGACGGGCGTGATGTTCGTGTTGATCACAACCG